TTTTGTATGGCATAGAGTTAAACCAGTAACCGCTGGCACAAGATACAGTCTTGTTGTTTGGCATATAGGGAGGCCTTTTAGATAATGTTTATAAATAGTTATTTTCCAACTGTGATATGGAGCGAGGAAAAACCAGAGTTTGTTAAATCATTAAACAAAGCAAGTAATAAATATATTGCTGATGCTCGTAAGAGAGAAAAAGAATATATAAAAAAACACGGTGACTTTGGAAGATCATATCACTCAACACCTCTTACAGCTGACAATGATTTTTTAGATTTTAGAAATTACATAGGTCAAAAATCTTGGGAGTATTTAGATCATCAGGGTTATGACATGTCACAATATACAACCATGTTTAGTGAGATGTGGGTACAAGAGTTTGCTAAAAAAGGTGGTGGACATCATTCTGCACACATACATTGGAACCAACACGTATCAGGTTTTTATTTTTTAAAATGCAGTGATAAAACTTCTTATCCAGTATTTCATGAACCAAAAACTGGTGCAAGATCTACAAAATTAAAAATGAAACCAGACTTAAAAGGTGTATGGGCAGGTCACGAACAATTTCATTTACGACCAAAACCAGGAACATTAATTATATTTCCAGGTTATCTAGAGCATGAGTATGCGGTGGATCATGGCATAGAACCTTTTAGATTCATACATTGGAACATACAGGCTGTGCCTAAAGAGATGGCTAAAGATGTTTAAGAAAAATAAATATACAATAATCAGAAAAGCCATATCAAAAGATCTTGCAGTATTTATTGCAAATTATTTTAGGATGCAGAAACAGGTTTATGATACCTGTCGTCAAGCCAGATACTTCTCACCATTTGAGAATATAATAGGTCACTATGAAGAAGCTAATGAACAGATTCCTGGCACTTATTCTCAATATGCAAACATGGCCATGGAGACTTTGATGTTAAAATGTCAACCGATAATGGAGAAGGCCACAGGATTAAAATTAGATCCAAATTATACTTATGCAAGAATATATAAAAAAGGTGATGAACTTAAAAGACACAAGGATAGATTCTCTTGTGAGATATCTACCACTATGAATCTTGGTGGTGATGATTGGCCTATATATCTGAGCCCAAATGAGAATGTGGGTGCACCAGACGGTAAGAATATTACATCAGCTAGTAAAGCAAAAGGAGTTAGAGTAGATCTAAAACCTGGTGATATGTTGGTTTATAGGGGTATAGAATTAGAACATTGGCGAGAGAAATTCAAAGGTAAAGAATGCGTACAGGTTTTTCTGCATTATAACAATCGTAAGACACCGGGGGCTAGAGATAACATGTTTGACAAACGTCCACATTTAGGTCTTCCTTCTTGGTTTAAACGGTGATATAATCCTTAGATGGGGGCAGTACACCACCACATACCTACTGTCCCCTTTTAAGGAATTTTATGAGTTTAGGATTTGACGCAATATCAGCATTACCATTTGCTACATCGGGACCAGACAGTGATGTAGCTGTAGTTGTAACAGGCAATAGTCTATCTATCACAATCGGTAGTGTGGGTGTTATCGCGGATGCTGTCACAGAAAATCTAACAGCAAATCCACTTACATTAGGCACAGGCACTTTAACCATCACAGCTGATGCTAATCATACGGTCACAGGAAATGCCGTGTCTTTAGGATTAGGTGCATTTACTATCAATATAGATACCAATGTGACCCCTTCTGGAAACTCGTTGACCTTGGCTACAGGAAATGTTACAATTAGTGCTGACGCGAATGTAAGTCCTACAGGTTCAGGTTTAACACTAGATACCGTAGAACCAGGGGTTATTACATGGAACGATATTATACCAGGAGCAACAATGGTTTGGACACCAATAAAACCGTACTAATATGGCATCAACATTTTCATCAGATTTATCA